CTCTAATGCACCTGAAAGACCAGCAGTTACATCACCAGCAATATTCCTAGCAGTATTAGTACCATCACCACGTATCCAGTCATCAGTACCACGAGTTAATTCACCAAGCCAACCAGACACTAGTCCAGCACCAGTAACTGCTATCGCTGGACCCAATACTGCACCAGCACCAGTAGTTGATGACATAACACCAGTTGCCATAGCAGTATCTACACCAGCATCAGCAAGATCTAAAGCACCTTCAGCATAATTACCTTGTGCCATGTTAGAGACACCACTAAAAAGACTAAGGCCAGGTATTGCAAATTTTGCAGGAGTATTATTCAGTAACTTGAGTCCTTTTGATCCTTCTGTTATTTTAGTAAGCTTGTTAGCATCACCACCAACTTTGGTCAAAGCACTAGAGTTATTAACTATTTTAGAAGTACTAGAACCATTATTTACAATTTTATTAAGATTGGTTGAAAGATCTGCAGTCTTATTAATCTTATTAATAGATGAACCACTTTTTCCTACTTCTACTGCTGTTGTATTAAAAACCTTACCCATATCAGCATTCTTGCCGAGATTAGTGAAAGTACCATCTGGTTTAAATGGTATGCTAGAACTACTTGGTAAAAGATTCTGAGTTTTATTAAGATTAGTAGCTTTACTTGCTTTACTAAATGGATTCTTAAAATTGAATCCCTTCCCTAAATTGGTTAGTTTCGACAACCACCTGCCCTTGCGGAACATCTGGACTAATTGGACAGTATCAGTAATTGCATCTATAGCACCAAAGAGGCCACCACCACCACCGCCTCCTTTTTTATCTTCTTTCTTCTTCCTAAATCCTTGAGTACCAGAGAGGAATTCCTCATCCTCCATCCTCTCTTCTTGTCTTAATCTCTTAGAATCCGCTAGAATATCTGTCTTAAGATCTATAAACGATCCAAGTAAAGTATTTTGTTGCTCTAATAAAGCAGTCTGCTTTTTACTCTCAGTAACTACTTCAGCAGTAATATCAATTACACCATCACCTTCTAAAATAGCTGGATCTAAATCATCTGTTGCACTAGCACTGGTGAACATGGCGTTTATACCATTAATACCAGTTATTATAAAATCATCTACAGCCTGAACAGAATCCTGAACAAACTTAATATTCGCAGGATCAAGAGGTTCATCAGTACCACCAGACTTAGCTTTCTTCCGCAGCTTCTTATACTCCGAGATAAGAGTATCAGCAAGACTCTTATCGGTTGTAGTTTTTTGATATCCTTGGGTTCCTGAAGCCATTATCGTTGTGCTTGCTGTTTTTGTTTAAGTTCCTCAAGATATTGGGTAAGGAGTGCAAGATATACTACTCTCTCCCAAGGCATCATATTATCTAGTTCTGTCAAACTATATTTATGGTGCTGCATTAGAGCAAAATTAGTTTGATAATACTCCTCCAAATTGGTATGAAAGAGTGCTATGCGAAAAAACTCTGCAGCCCCTCTAAGGTATATGTAGACGACTTCTTGGTATTAGGATTAACAACCTCAAACTTATGCTGAAGCTTAGGCATTGTTTCAAAGAACTTAGATACCTTATTAAACTGCCTTTGAGTAAGACTCTCAATAAATTCTTTAAGTTCCTTCGTTGTACAATCAGAAGATTCAGTAACATCTTCACCATCAAAAATCTGATCTATACATCCAACAATGATGTCTAGACCATCCATATTAGTCTCACCTCTAACTCCAAAATCAATAAAATGATCTAACTTAGGGTATTTCATAATAACACCCACAGTCTTATTGATCATAACTTTTTCATTATGACCCTTTGGTCTAAAAACCTCAACATCATTAATGTTGATAGTATGTTGTACTTTAGTCTTATTATCATCCATACACACCACATTGATCGTGATCTCTTCCCCTACAGAAGCAGCACGAATCTTAAGGAATAAATATTCCAAATCAAAACTAGGTAAATCTTCAACTTTTAGACGAGATGTAACACAAGATTTGATTACATCAACAGTTGCTTGTGTTATCTGTTTCTCATCTCCTGAGTCCATCGCAATAAGAAGGACTTTCTCTTCTTTAACAAGAAATGGACGGTATTTAATCTTTTTTCCGTTTGACGGTAATTCGAGCTCATAGGTAGGAGCAACAACCTTTGGTAAAGCCATAATGTAATTTTCTTTTATTTAGTAGGTAATATTATAAACACAGATCAATCTAAGATCTCCTGGTGATGTTGGACAGAGTGCGTGATAATGAGATCCATCAAATAGCACCATCTTACCTTTCTCAGGTATAGCTTCATGCTTTACTGGGATAGGATCATTCTCCCAATCAATAGTCTCATATGGTATTATACCATTATTTTCTGCAAACCCAGGACCAGTAGTGGAAGATCCCTCATCATAATTAATCTGTTTATCAAAAATATACGTACTACCCTCTACATTATTAAGATATAGGATAGCAGTATAATGATTTTCGGGATAATCTACATGAGGATCACCACAATGATAATCTGGAAAATGATACGTACAGTTTAAACATGATCTGGTTATACGCTTATATTCCAATCCATTATCACGCATGAAGTTTTTAAGAATCGTCTTAAAAAATGGATAGAAATCTGAATTAGCTCTCGGATTATCTCTCTGCAACAAAACATGAGAGAATTGAGGAAACTTATTCGTGGTAGTATAAGGATCCCAAAGCCAATTAATACGTGGAGATCCTTGAGCCCGCATATGCTGCTTTGGAGTCCCATAGAAACAGTTATCCATGAAATCATCTATGACTTCAGGATTCCTAATAAATTTTTCAATAATCATAATATTTAATAATAATCTATGGCAATTGATCTCCTATGTAATTGTCGTTATCATCAAAGAATCTTACCTCCTCGCTATCGGAAGGTGTAGATCCCGATATCCAAGACCAATTACTAATATCATTATACACCACATGATGCTTAGTGTAATGAAATGTCGCTGTAGCTTTAGTTATCTGAGAAGCACCAAATGATAATGGAATAGACTCAACTGTATATGGATAAGCATCTTGAAGTACATGTACAGCAGAAACCCTTTCAGTTGATGAGCTCATGCCCCTTTCCACCTTTACTATCCTAATAGTAGCAGTATAATCATCTGGATATCTAAGTCTAGTGGTTCTATACTTAGTCTTACCATCAACCTGCATCATACCACTAAATCCATTATCTCTAACAAATGGTTCATACTTTCCATCCTTATCAATAGGTGAATCTGTACCTGGTTCATATTCCGCAAATATATACTGCCACCAAGCATTAACAAACTTGAATGGTTCCATATTAGCATCACACATCCAACCTAATTGAACATCAGTGTAAAGCTTAGTATGAGCATAAGATATAGATCCTTCTCCTAGAAGTCTTCCTTGTAACTGTCCAGTAGCCGCTTGTGAAGGTGGTAATTGAGCTTCATCACAAAACCCTTGATATACATCAGCACTAACTCCACCACTTTCAATATATTTCTTTAAATTAGTGCCCATATCAAATTGCACAGCGAATCCATTGGACATCGCCATACCGCCTTTTTTAGCGATTGTTTGAACAAAATCTGGTATTCTGGTTTTAGCCACTCTAAATATTTAAGTGTATCCATTTTATTTAGGATGGCTTATTCAGGTAAGTATAAACCTAAGAATCCTAAGAAGTATAAAGGAAACCCAACACAGATCATATACAGATCAAATTGGGAGAAAAAATTTATGCATTTTTGTGATTCTACAGACTCAATTCTGGAGTGGGGTAGTGAGGAAGTAATTATTCCCTACCGTTGTCCCACTGATGGTAGGATCCATAGGTATTACCCAGACTTCTATATCAAAACCAGTAAGAAACAGAAATACATAATAGAGATCAAACCAAAGAAACAAGTAAGAGGACCAGAAAGAAATCCTAAGCGAAAAACTACTGCTTGGAAGAAATCTGTTCTAGTCTTCATGAAGAATAAAGCAAAGTGGAATGCTGCGGAAAATTGGTGTGATGATAGAAGTATGAAGTTCAAAATCCTAACGGAAGATCAACTACATGTCTAAACAAACAATATTTGAACAAATCAAAGAAAAAGCAAGTAGTAAGGAACAAACTTCCGCATGGTATAGGAAGCAAGTTCGTCTTATTGCGAAGAATTATACTGACGTTGAAAAGTTGATAAGAGAGGATAAACAAGAAAGCTTAACAGAAGATAATTTTCAAGATACTAACCGAGTTCGTAATAATGTAAGGGAAGGTCACCTATATCTCTTCGAGTATAAAGCAACCAAAAAGTACCTACCATACTACGATCAATTCCCATTAGTGTATGTTACTAAGAGGTCATCTTCCAATGATTTCTTTGGTACAAACCTACATTATATCAATCCGAAGTATAGATACACTGTAATAAAGAACTTAATTGAGAACGACACTCTCAACGTACCTAAGATAACCTTCCATAAATACTTAGATAGTAATGTTATAGGTAGATTCTTAGACCTCGGTAAAGACGAATGGTATACGGCAATATACTTGCCTATTGATAATTTTATACGTGATAAGAACGGACGTAAACTTCCTGTAAGGAAAGATACAGTCTGGAATAAAACCTACGAGAACCGAAGATATAGAATCAAAACTAAAAGGTCGATTGAAGATTATAGTGATGAACCAACTATTCTAATACCATAAATGTCTGCTACAACATTTCCAACATTAAGATATCCAGAACAATTAAAAGTAACAGATAACACAGATTATCTATCATTTGGGTTCTACAAATACTATCCAGCTTTCAGGAAGAGAGGTATAAGAAGTGATAGAATAGATAATTACAATCAAACTGTTGGTGCAACAGGAAACGAAAATAAAGGAACTGCAAGTCAATTTGATGCAAATAAGAATGTAAGAAAGGATCAGAAATTAAATAGTCCAGCTGGTAATTTTGGTAAAAAAGATGGACCAGAAATATTAATATACATGCCACCTGATATTAGTACATCATTTGCTGCTGACTGGGGTGGTAAAGAAATGGGCAATGCTGCTGCTGGTCTTGTTGCTGCTTCTGCAAATACACAAGCTGGTGATATGGCTGGTGTAATAGATAATGCTCTTGCTGGTATGGCGAATGTAGGTGCATTATCTCAATCAGTTGCAGCACGTATTACTAAAGAAATAGCCGCAGCATCTGGAACTCAACTAACAATGAATGATACTCTAGCAGGTACTACAGGAACCATATTAAACCCAAACGTAGAAGTATTATTTGGTGGTCCTAAACTACGTAATGTTAGTTTTGCATTTAAAATGGCTGCTAGAAACCTAAATGAAGCGAAGACTATCCATGCTATATGTACAGCATTTAAAAAGAATGCTTTACCTGGTTTTGGTGCTACAAATAGACTACAAGATTCAATTGCTGCTGGATTTACAGCTGTTGCTACTGGACTTGCTGATGATAAATCAGATAATATGGGAAAACATGCTAACTTTATAGAAGTACCAAACTTAGTTATGGTGAAATATATGAAAGGTAATACAATGCATCCATACCTTTCTCAATATAAGTCATGTGCTCTAACTAATGTAGATATTAATTATACACCTGATGGGGTATATTCAACATCTATTGATGCTTATCCAACAGCAGTTGAACTTAGAATAGGTCTTGTAGAAACAAAACTTGTATATAGTCAGGAGATAGGTGAACAAACTGATCAAACTGCTCAAGGTGAGACTGCAAATAAAGAAAACATAGGAAGAACCTGGAGTTACTAAATGTATTTTGCTACTCAACCAAAAATAGAATACGACTTAAAACCACAAAGCTTCCCATTTTCAAGCTCTGATTTTACTATTGCGAATAACTTCTTTAGAAGGGTATCTATGAATGAAGATGCTTTTGGTTATATTGCATATTTCAGGAAATACGCTATCCCTAATGATATGAGGATAGAAACTCTAGCAGAAGGGATTTATGGATCTCCTTGGTATGATTGGATTATTGCTATATCCAATAATATAACAAATACCTATACTGACTGGCCTTTATCAGAAAATGCTCTACGAGTTTGGGCAGAAGAAAAGTATGGAAGTGAAATATACAGCGATATCAGATATTACGAAATTAGTGAAGATGTTAAAAATGACGCAGGAACGATATTTTTGAAAAAAGGGCAAAAAGTCGATAAAACCTTCTATGACGGTAATTTCCAATATAACTCCCAAGACGTAAATAACACAACTATCACTGTTGCTGGAAATACCATATCTAGAGGTATTTCGGTATTTGAAGATGAAACCAGAATAAACGAAAGTAAAAGAGAGATCTACATACTCAAAAACAAGTATTTGTACGATTTTATCCAAGACTTAAAAAAGCAGAGCACCTACAATAAGTGCTCTGCTTACGTTAATAACAAATTAAAAAGGACTTTAGTCTAGCTCGACTTTTTTGAGTAAAAATAGTCGGGATTTTTTTTCCCGAATTGCCAGAACTAAAAAATCAATTTCGCCACCTTAGAAAGGTTTTGGATGTGTTGTCACATCACCGTGGATCTCACCTATATCATCGATATGGGCATGATCAATGTTAGCATGGTCAACATCTATGTGTAGATGCTGTAGACTATCGGCTATTCTCTCAAGAGCATTAGCGATTCTGTCTGCTGGTGATTGTGTTTCCACTTAGTCTTCCTCTGCTAAACTTGCAAAGTAACTTAGTGCGTCATCATCACTTGTCTCCTTCTTGTTGAACTTAGGTGCAGAAGATGCTGCTACCTTCTCAACAGGTACTGGTTCAAACTCTTCCTCTTGCTGCCTTTGAATAACAGCAGGTGAACTATTGAGAACTGTATTTAAACGTGTCTCTAGTTCCTCATATGATTTGAACTGATCTTCAGCAGTAAATGCTGCTAAACTGTGTTGTTGCTTGTATAATGCTTCTAGTTCAGAATCGTCAGAGCTTAAAGCACTAACAGCATCGAACTCGGAACTATCATAGTTCCAGAAACCAGCAACAGTCTTGATCTTTAACTTAAAGTTTGCTCCTTCCCAGAAGTCAAACACGTTTACAGGAGTCTCATCCTGAAACTCTGGTTGCATTGCAGCCATGATCTTGTCGAAAATCTTCTTGCCGAACTTGTACAAGAATACCTTACCTTCATTTTCAGGGTTCTTAGGATCTTTAACAACGACAATGTTCGTATAGTAAGTAAGCTTACGCTTCTGCTTACGAGCAATGTCCTTGTCAGATTCGTGACCACTATTCCACAACTTACGATTAACTTCACCAACAGGGTCTTTTTTGTTTTGTGTTGTTAAACTGTTCTCGATGTACCAACCACCAGGTCCTTGGAAAGCATGTGAATATAACTTTGCCCAAGGAAGGTCTTCACCTTCTGGGGGTGGAAGAAATCTGATAACAGCATAACCGTTACCTGTATTATCTAACTCTGGTCTCCAGAATCTCTCGTCTTTACCTCCACCTGTCTGGGTGGTTTTCTCAATCTCTTTCTGGAGAAAATCAAAATTGGCTTGAGATTTTCGTTTTAGATCTGCGAATGTCATAGATTGCCTCGGATTTTATTGGATTTTGTTTTTGGGGTGGGAGATAGGAATAATGTATACCTACAAGTACAGGGCATTTCTACATAAGTAAATTTTTACTGTACTGCACGAGTCCTGTCTGGTTAAACAGTTCTGTTGTTCCCAACAGCGAGCACCACCTCTGACTCATCACCTTAACTAGACCATTGCCAGCAAGTTTGTTCAGTCACTCCCGTATAAGGTAGCTAACCTTATATACTATTTATACCATAAAAAAGGGGGTTAGTCAACCCCTTTTTCTCCCTTTTGTTGTTCTTTCACCATAATATCAATTCGATCTCGTAACTGCTTAAACATCTCAGGTACAGTAAGATCTTTATCAACACCCATAAGAAGAACACCTTGTTTCATGTTCTCGATAACTGCTTTAGCATCTTCATCATCACTCAACTTCATCCTGTTATACATGATCTCTTGCATCTCAAGAAGTCTTTCAAGTATAACTAAGTACTCATCCTTCTTCTCTTTACTAAGGACAGGAAAGCTTATAGCATACTTCATAAGAAGTTGCTGCAACTCCATCATCTCTTGGATCTCTCCTCTAACTAATTCTGATTTAAAAAATTCGGAAGTCATACTAGCATTAATTTGGCTCTGGATGTACGTTTAATAAAGTTCAGTTTCTGTGCATCAAACTTAAGTTTCTCTTTCAATGGTTTGGAAATGAGTTTAGGAACTGTCTCCAATTCAATCTCATTTTGATCACAGTAGTGAATGATAGCATCAATATAGTTCATATCTATATTATCAAAAACTATTCTTTCAACTTCCTGCGAAAACTTAGCCGCAGTCATAAATTTATCCTCTAATAGTTTGCTTTTTTCCATGTGTATTATTGTATTCGTCTATGTATTTGAGAAGAGTAGTTAAGTACTCCCTCTTTAAAGGACGAACTTCAACTTGTGTGTCTCCGTTTTCGCAAGCAACTATAGTTACTAACTGCTTAACATTAAGATCATATCTTTCCTTGAGCATACATGCATATGCACACTCTTGAACGAAATAATCATAAAGATACTCTACCTTCTTTGGTTCAGCAGATGTTTTAAAATCTATAATTGATAGTTCCCCATCAAATTCTGCTATACAATCAACACGCCCTGCTAATTTTAATGTATCAGAATACAGAGCAGCTTCTTGTAAGTATATTTTATTTATGCGGTCTAAGCTTGCCCTAGAATGATGGAACATCACTACAGGTAGCGGAAACTTTTTATAATCATCAAGGTCTAAAACATTATTAATGTAGTCCTCGACTATGGAGTGGTACTTAGTACCACGACTTGTAGATCTCTTAGATATAGCGTTAGCTTTATCCTCACCTACACGCTTCCTCCACTTCATTATACCTTTCATCTTAGCAGGGTTACTACCTATCACAGTAGTTACGGAAGCATACTTCTCACCTTCTGGTGTAAGATACACTCTCTTACCAGAATCCTCATCAGTCTTTGCCTCCATCTGAATAGGAGTTATGTCCTCTAGATGTACGAAAGTCATTTGATTTCTAATGTAGCAGAGGATAAGTTTGGAACATATGGAAGTTGATCTAGAACTTCCTGTGGAACATCCTCTTGCAAAGGTTTTATCGAAGCCATATTAATATGTCCATGAGGCATAGAGTTGAATGATATTGACCATCTATCAACAGGATCCATATTCAATGCTCCATGTTCCATCCACCAAGGGAATATAATTAATTGGCCATCCTTAGTTGGAACATCGTACTGTTTAAGATCATCACATAAAGGCATGGTAGACTCAAACATTCTAAACTGTACGGGATCCTTAAAGGATAACATACCTGCTTTATTAATACAAAAAGTACCACTAAAGGCACTCATAGGATGTAAATGCCAAGGTAGTACAGCACGATTTCTATACCTATTGACCCAAGAAGATGAAATCTTAAGACTATCACACTGTAAGTTATGATATTCCTTCACCTGAGATAAAGAATCATCTATAAATTCTTTTAAATCAGGGAATAATCTTAATGCATCTGGATTTGATTGTGATACATCTCTAGGTTCTGTAGCAGAAAAAGAACCACCAAGATCCTTTTGATTTACTATACATCTCTCTAAGATATCATCAAGATCACCATCCCAATCAAATGTAAATATCTTTACAGGGAAGAGTTCTAAAGTATTCATTCGTTCTGTCCTGTATTGATTTTACTGATAAGGTAAGACTTAACAAGACCTGACCTAATAATATCCTCAACACCAAACTCAACGGAAGAGAACTCATCCATTGCCTCAAGGATACGTTGGAAATCTAAGATACCATTCTTTTCATTCTGTCTTACTAGGTCAGTCTGGAAGACATCACCAGCAAATATAATCCTAGAGTCTTGTCCTACCCTAGTGATTATACTATCTAACTCATGAAAGTTCAAGTTCTGTGACTCATCAACCAATACAATAGCATTGTCTAGTGTAGTACCACGTATGAATGAGGTAGACCAGAAAGAAATAGTCTCTTGATGCTTAAGGTTTTCATACAACATATCAAATGCATTATCATCAGGCATCTTAAACATATGCCTAACCATATTCTTATATGGTATCTGATATAGTAATGCCTTATCATCATGGTCACCAGGTAGGAAACCAATCTCTCTTGTAGATACTAATG